CCGGGCTTGCCGGGCGAAGCTGGGCCGCCGGGCTTGCCGGGCGAAGCTGGGCCGCCGGGGTTGCCGGGCTTACGGAGCGAGGTTTTTTGTGGGTCTGTTTTTATGGCCACTGAGCACGGTGGTTTCGAGCTGGCCGCAGATTTTGCAACGCCGGGTATTAACCTAACCAGTAGCCAGCAATTGCAGCTAGTCAGCGGCGGTGTGTATTTGTTTTATGCAAAAATCCAAGCGCTTTTGACGGATAACGTTTTATGGTTTGTGGCGGTCAATGGAGTAACGGTGTTAGTCCAAGATATTCTGGCTAATAGCGACGAAAGAATCGGGTTTTTGCCGGTTACTGCTGATGTGACAGGGTGTTTTACGGCAAACGCTAATGCGCTAATTAGTCTTTCATGGCAATCGCAGACGCCATACCCGTTTGATGAACTGTATTTAGGTGAGCAATCGCCTGTTTATTTAATAAAAATTTTATAAATCCCGGCACAGGCGTAGGCGTAGGGTGGGCAGGCAGTTTTGCCCACCGATTTATCCGTAAAATGTGGGCAGAACAGCGTTGCCCACCCTACAAAACTACAAAACGCATCTATATGATAAGGGGTGAGTGATGGACACTACAGAAGACAACGGCCTGGGCTTGGCTTTGGGCGCACTCGACAACAGCATCGAGCTGGAAGGGCGCAGTTTTACGCTGAGCCGGTTGCGGGTGCGCGATTTGCCGGCGGCGATCCGGCACACGCAGGCGGTGTTCGCGGGTCCCGGCCTGCTGCAGCCGGACAAGGAGATGGTGGTGTCGCTGACCGAAACCAACCTGGCGGCTCTAAAGGCTCTGGTGTTGTTGTGCGCCGACGTTGCACCGGAGGAGCTTGAGCAATTGCCGGTAACGCCGTTTTTGTTGTTGTTTTTAAAGGTGTTGGCGGTGAACAGTGATTTTTTTTACCCGAGGATGCGGGAGATGGCCGCTGCCCCTGGCCGCTGATCCTGCAACGGCTGAGAAGCGCCGGGCACAGCGAGCCGGAAGGCTACCACCTGGCGCAGGTGGCCGCCTACCTGGAGTCCATCGCGCAGTTGGAGCGCGAGGCCATGCAGAGGATGGCGGCGGCAGTGCGGGCGGGGGCCTGGGCGGACGAGCGGGGCTGGCGGCAGTTTATGGCGTAATTAGCCCACGGGTTTGCCGGTAAAAGGTGGGCAAAACAGCGTTGCCCACCCTACGCCCAGACCAGCCGGGCCACTATGTAGGCCATATACCCCGCAGACAGCAACCACAGCAACCCCCAGCGCAGCCACAGCCGCAACACCCCAGTGGCGGCTAGGTAAAGCAATAGAAACAGGACAACCAAAAGCATGGCCCAACCCCTTGAATTGCGCTTACGGATCACCGGCGACGGCTCGGGCTTAAGTGCTACGGTGCGCGACGCCGAGGGCAACATTGTACGCTTGGGACAGGCGGGCGGCAACGCCGGGCGGCAAATTAACGCCGGCTTTTCCAGTGCCCGGGCGGGCGTGGCCAGCATCAGCGCGCAATTGGCGCAGATGCGCAATGTGGCGGTCGGGCTGGCGGGTATGAGTTTTGGCGGTGGCGGGCTTAAGGCCTTGGTGTCGGACGCGGCCGCCTATCAGGATTTGCAGACCCGGCTGCGGTCACTGACGCAGGACAGCGCCGACTACGCGCAGGTGCAGGTGTATTTGGCCGATGTCGCCCGCGGCCACCATAAGGACATCAACACGTTGTCGGACTCTTACGCCCGGCTGCGCACGCTGCAAAATTCGGGGCTTTTGACCGACCAACAAAGCAAACAAATGCTGGAGGGCATGAGCAACGCGGCCAGCGCGTTGGGTGCCAACAACGCGCAGTTGGGCCAGTCGTTTTATGGCCTGAGTCAGGCGCTGTCATCGGGCGTTGTGCGGGCCGAGGAGTTCAACCAGGTAATCGAGCCGCTGCCGGGGTTGATGCAGCGGCTGGACGACGCGCTGGGGCAAGGCGCTGGGGCCTTCCGCGTGCTGGTCAACGAAGGCCGGATGACCTCTGAGATGTTCTCGGATTATCTGGTGAAGGCGCTGCGCAGCTACGACGGCGCGGCGGCGGCTTCAGGCAAGAACATCAACGCCACCTTTGTCGACCTAAAGAACGAATACACCGGGCTGGTGGCGGAGCTGGAAAGCCCGATCGCTTCCGCCTTGTTGCCGATGGTGCGGGAGCTGGCGCAGATTTTGCGCCGCGACCTGGTGCCGCTGGCGAAAGAGTTTAAGGCCATTGACTTTACCGGCACCGGCGCGGGGGCTGCGGTGTTGGCCGGGGGCTTGGCAGGGGCGAAATTGGGCGCGTCGTTGCCGCTGCCGCCGGCACTGAAAGGCTATGCCGGGGCGGGCGGACTGGTGCTGGGTTCGATGGCCGCTTATGTGGGCGTGACGGACGCAGGGCCGCGGCCTGATCTGACCCCAGCCGACCTGACAGCGGCCAGCCTGCGCGAGAAAATCCGCTTGGCGGACGCCTACGTCACGCGGCTGGAAAAGGACGCTATTGCCGGCTTGACCAACCCGAACTTAACCGCCCAGGCCATCGGCGCGACGGCGCAGGATACGCTGCTGTTGCAGGAACAGTTGGTGCAGGTGTTGGCCGCCCAGTTGCAGCCGTTGGGGGCGGATTACAGCGAGGCGGCGGCCGGCATTAAGGCGTTGCTGGACTCGGTGCGCACGCAAGTGGCCGCCGAGCCCACGCCGCAAGGCCGCGCCGCCCTAGCGCGGGAACCGGCGGCCATTACCGCCGCGCTGCTGGTGAAAATGGAAAAAACGCTGGCCGAATTGCAGCCAAAAGCGGCGCCGGAAGCGACCACGCTGGCGTTAATACGCACCGCCGCACAAAAACACCACATCCCGGAAAACCTGCTGCGGGCCGTGGTGAACATAGAAAGCGGGGCGCGCCAGTTCGACACCCAGGGCAAGACCGTGACCAGTCCGGCCGGGGCGGTCGGCATCGCCCAGATCGTGCCTAAATGGCACCCTGCGTTTGACCCCGAACGGCTTAAAACCGACACGGCCTATAACTTGGATGCCGGGGCCACGTATCTGGCGCAGTTGCAGCAGATTTTTCAAGGCGACCTGCCGAAAGTGATCGCCGCCTACAACGCCGGGCAAGGTGCTGTGCAAAAGCGGGGGCTGGAGGGCGTGTTGTCGCCGTCATTCGGCGAGGGCGAGACGGCGGCCTATGTGCCGAAGGTGCTGAAAGAACTGGACCGCCTGAACCTTACGCGCGAAACAACCACGCTGGAGGCGGACTTAAAAAACCGCTTGGTTTTGTCCGCCAGCCAGCGCGAAGCCGCTTTTATCAGAACCGAAAGCCAAATTGACACCCGGCTGAACACCACCAAGACCTTGGCGGAAACGGTTATTGAGGAGCTAAAAATCGCCAAAGAACGCGGCGAGATGGGCATTAAGGAGTATTACCGCGAGTTGACCCGGCAGCAGGAGACGGTGGTCAAGGCCCAGATTGAAGCGGCGCAACAAAAAATAACCCAAATAGAGCAACAGGCCGAAGCAGACCGGCTGACCACCAAGCCGGAAAACCTGCCGAAAATAACGGCCCAGGCCGCCGCGCAAAAAGCCGCGTTAAGCGTGGATTTAAGCGGGTTTGAGGGGCAATTAAAGACCATAGGCCCGGCTAATCTGCTGGATCGGGACCGTGAGTTGGCCGAACTTGACGCGGTGGTGGGCGGCGTGCGGGCCAAGCTGGCCGAGCTGCGCGGCGAGGCCGCAGCCGACCCGATTGCGATTAGGGCGCGGCTGGAAATTGAACACGCTAAAAACTTGGCCGATCTGCGCCAGGCCGGGCAAGGCGGGCTGGGCGAGGAATTTTTGGGCGCGCTGTCCGGCGCCGAGCAGGGCCAAGCCCTACAGGCCGAATTTAACCGGGTGCAGCAACGCACCGGGGCCGAGCAGCAGCGCATTAACTTGTTGCAGCAGGCCGGGGCCACCAGCCAGACCTACGCCCAACAGGCATTGCGGGATTTGTACCAGGAATCGGCCGCCGAACTGGACGCTATCGCCGACAAAATGCAGGCCTTGGGCGACAAAACAGGGCTGAAAAGCTTAAAAACACAGGCGTTAGATGCCAAGAACGCGGCGTTGCAGTTAAGGACGGCGTTGCCGGGCCTGGGCCAACGCTTGATCAACGAGGGGCAGGTGGCGGCCATTGACGGGCTGGCCACCGGCCTTATCAACCTCAGCAACGGCGCCCAGTCGGCGGGCAATGCGTTCCAAAGCATGGCCTTGTCCATCGTCGGGGCGTTGCAGCAAATTGCAGCGGAGGAGTTCGCCCGGCAAGTTATCGGGGCGGTGTTTAATGTGGCGGGCATTGCAGCGGGCGGTTTTGGCGGTTTTGGCGGCTCTGCGGCGCCGGCCGGCCCTACCCCCGGCGGCCTGAGCGGGCAGATCAGCACGGCTATCACGCCCAGTTTCGCCACGCCCAGTTTCGCCACGGGCGGGCTGATCAAAGGGCCGGGCAGCGGCACGTCGGACAGCATCGCCACCACATTGCCGGCCGGGTCATTTGTGCTGACCGCCTCATCCACGCAAGCGGTGGGCGCACCGGTGCTGGACGCGCTGCTGGGTCTGGCCGGGGCAATGCCAGGCGGCATAGCAACGGGCAAGGCAGGCGGTGCCTACCCTACAACTGACGGGCCACGGGTGCCGGTGCGGGTGTCCAACGGCGAGTACCAGGTGCCGCCTGCGGCGGTGGCGGCCTTGGGGGTTGCTTTTTTTGAGCGCATCAACCGCACCGGGGCGGTGCCGGGCGTGCCACGGCCCGACCTAGCCGCCATCCGCCGTCTGGCCGCGTATCCGCCGGGCCGGGTGCAGCGCGCTTACGCTCAGGGCGGACTGGTGAACGGGCAAACCGCCGCCACCGCAGCCCCGGCCGCCCAGAACACGCTCGCCCAGCCGGTGACGGTGAACGTGCCGGTGACGGTGGTGGAAGCGGAGCCGTCGGGTGGCGGCAACCGGCCCGACGCCGGCAATCTGGCGGCTTTTGCCAACGATTTGCAGGCCACCGTGGACACCCGCGTGGCGCATCATTTGCGCCCAGGTGGGCTGTTGTTTAGGGGATGAGGCGTAGGGTGGGCAACGCTTTCCTGCCCACCTTTTGCGGGCAAGCAGGACGGTGGGAAAACAGCTTTGCCCACCCTACAAAACTGATTTGGAGATTACTGATGGAGACGTTTATGTGGATGCCCAGCGGTTTTAAATTGGCACGGACGCCTAGGGTGCTGACCGCGCAGTTCGGCGACGGCTACCGGCAGGATGCGGCCGCCGGCCTGAACGCAGGCTTGGCGCAATGGGAGCTGGAGTTTGAGGTGGTGGACCAGACCGCCCGGGACATCGACGATTTTCTTAGCGCCCGCGGCGGCCACGAGCGGTTTTTGTTCCACACGCCACGCGGCGGCGGCGAGCAGGCGGTGTGCATTTGCCCAAAATGGGCCGCGGACGGCCGGGGCAAACGCAAGGCGCGGGTGAGCGCGACGTTTGTTGAGGTGGCCGGATGAGCGTCGTCGGTGAAATCCAAAAGCTTAACCCGTCGGCACTGGTGGAGCTGTTTATGCTGGACATAAGCCCCATTGCCCCGGCGTTGCCGCCCGCTCAGCAGGTGTTGCGCTTTGCCGCCATGGCCAATGAACTCGGCGGGGCGGTGCTGTGGCAGGGCCATAGTTTCCGGCCTTTCCCCATCGAGGCGCGCGGGTTCGATTTGTCCGCCCAAGGCAGCCCGCCCCGGCCGACGCTGAGGGCGGCCAATATCGGCGGGGCGTTGACAGCGTTGTGCCTGGCCCATCAGGATTTTGTGCAGGCCAAGTTGACCCGGATAAGAACTTTCGCCCGCTTCCTGGACGCGGCCAATTTCGCGGACGGCAACGCCGACGCCGACCCTACCCAAGAGCTGCCTCAAGACGTTTATCGGGTGGAGCGCAAAGCCCAGGAAACCCAGGCGTATGTGGAGTGGGAGCTGCGCTGGCCGTTTGATTTGCAGGGCGTGATGTTGCCGCGCCGGGTGATTGTGCAGGGCCTGTGCACATGGCTTTACCAGTCCGCCGAGTGCAGTTGGGTGGCGTCCGCAGGGCAGTATTATGACGCCGCCGACCGGCCTTGCGCCGCCGACGACGACGCTTGTTCCAAGCGGCTTTCCGGTTGTCAGGTGCGGTTTGGGAAAAAGGCGGTGCTGCCCTTTGGTGGCTTCCCGGGGGCGGGGATGGTGCGGCAATGATGCAGACTGTAACCCTACAGGTGTTGCCTGCTGTTCTGGCCCATGCCGGGCGCGAGCAGCCGCGCGAATGCTGCGGGCTGTTGGTGCGGTTGGCAGATGGGGTGGGCTATTGGCCGGCCCGCAACCGCTGCCCGTTGCCGGGCCAGTTTGAGCTGCACCCGGAAGACTTCGCGGATGCCGAGGATGCCGGGGAAATAGTGGCGGTGGTGCATAGCCATGTGCATCAAGGCGCGGCCCCGTCACAGGCCGACCGCTTGGGCTGCGAGGCCTCGGGCTTGCCCTGGCTGATCGTGTCCTGGCCGCATGGCGGGTGGCGCTGGCTTGCCCCCAGTGGTTTCGCCCTGCCGTGGGTGGGGCGGGAGTTTGTGTGGGGGATTACCGATTGTTTTACCTTGGTGCGCGATTACTACCGGCAAGAACTGGGCATTCTGGTGGACTGCCCGGAACCCTACGATTACAACTTTTGGCAACGCGGGGCGGATTTGTACGGCCGCTACCAAGATTTTGGCTTTGCGCGGCTGCCGGACGGGGCGCAACCGCAGCCGCACGATGTGCTGTTGATGCAAGTACGCAGCCCCGTAGCCAATCATGCCGCGGTTTATTTGGGCGGCGGCGTGATGTTGCACCATCTGGAAAAACGCCTATCGGAGCGGGTGCAGTACGGCGGCTTTTGGGCCGAGGCGACGCTGGTGATGGTGCGCCATGAATCCTTATTCCATGTTTAGGGCGCGCAGGAGTAAACCATGATAACGACTGTGAAACTGTACGGCCATTTGGGGCGGCGCTTCGGCCGCGAGTTTTGCTTCGACATCGCCACCGTGGGCGAGGCGGTGCGGGCTTTAAACGCCAATTTAACGGGCTTTAACGCCTATTTAACGAACCATTCAGAACCCGGCTACCGGGTGTTGGTGGATGATGGCCCGGTGCTGTCGGTGGCGGAACTGGGCCTTGCGGTGAACGTGCCGCGCACTATTAAAATTGTCCCGGTGGTGGCCGGGGCCGCTGAAGGCAAGTCGATAGGGATGATTATTTTGGGCGTGGTGCTGGTGGCGGCGGCGTTTTTTACCGCCGGAACCTCGCTGTTGGGGTTGTCGGTGGCCACTACCAATATCATCGCCTCAGCGGCGGCCGGGATGGGCCTGAGCATGATAGCCGGCGGGGTGTCGCAGCTGTTGTCGCCAACCCCGAGCATGGACGAGCCGAAACGGTCTGACAACGCCAGCTTTGGCGACGGCGTGGACACTATCCGCCAAGGTTTGGCGGTGCCAGTTGTGTACGGCACGGTGCTGTGCCAGGGCTTGCCTATTTCGGTGCGGCTGGTGGTGGAAAATGAATCCGTTTGACGGTGGCCGGACAGGCCTGCCGATCCGGGGCGCGGGCGGCGGCAAGGGCGGTGGCGGTGGCGGCCATGAGAGCGACGACACGCTGTTTTCAAGTGCTTATGTGGAGCTGGTGGAGGCTATCGGCGAAGGCCCTATGCGCGGCTTGGTCCAAGGCGGCCGGGGCGTGTATTTGGACGATACGCCGATCTTGGACGCGAGCGGCGGGCGCAACCACAGGGTAACTCTCGCCGTGGCCACCGGGTGGCAGGGCCAAGACCCGATCCCCGCGTTCACCGGCGCGGGCGCGGAGCAGCAGGTGGATGCCCTGGTGCTGCACGACAGCCCGGTGACGGCGGCCGTCACTAACGCCGACACCGACTATGCGGTGGTGACGCTGACCTTCCCCAGACTGATGGCAGCCGACAACAGGGGCAATATCAAAGGCTCGGCAGTGACGTTTAAAATTGAATACCAGGCCGCCGGCGACGCATGGCGGTTGGTGAGTCGGAACAGCAAGATAGTGCGTGCAACAGCCCCCGCCCAGCCCGGCCTGCCGTTCGTGTCGCCGCAGCATGGCTATGGCGCGGATGTGACTGTTTATGCCGACCGCGCCGATCCGGTGGATATTTTGCATTCGCTGAACGGCGGCACCTATGCTGTCATCGCCACGGTGGTGCCGGAACCGATGCTGCTGGGCGGGCGGGTGTTGGCCGGGCTGTACACGGCTGATGTGTTTTTACCATTGCCGGAAGGCGTTCATCGGCTGAAATGGGACACGGCGTGGTACGGCACACGCCCGGCACACACGTTCTACCGGGATTTTGTCCTGTTCCATGTTTATGAGGCGGCTGCGGCCATCGAAGTGAAAGGCAAGACGATGTCGCCCTATCAGAAACAATACCGCTTTAAGCTGGCAGGCGCAGCGCCCTGGCAGGTGCGGGTGACTCGCATCAGCCCCGACTCAAACAGCGCGAAACTGGCCAACGATTTGTATTTTACCGCGCTGCGCAGCGAGGAGACCGCACGACTGAACTATCCGAACACGGCGTTGCTGTACTACCGCATCCCGGCCCAGGCGTTTTCTAGGATACCGAGCCGCCGTTCGCTGTGGCGCGGGCGCAGCGTGCGGGTGCCGGCCAATTATGACCCGCTAGCGCGCACTTACGACGGGGTTTGGGGCGGCGGCTTTAAAACCGCGTGGACCGACAACCCGGCCTGGTGTTTTTACGATTTGTGCAGCAACGCCCGCTTCGGGCTAGGCCAATACATAGACCGCGACGACATCGACAAGTGGGCGTTGTACGCCATCGCCCAGTATTGCGACGGGCTCGTGGATTCCGGCCGGCGCGATGAAACCGGGGCGGTGATTTCGGAGCCGCGCTTTACCCTGAACGTGCAAATCACAGGGCGGGTGGAGGCATTTACGTTGTTGCGTAATTTGGCCTCGGTGTTCCGGGGCATGTTGTATGTGCTGGACGGCCAGTTGACGGCGGTGGCCGACCAGCCGGCCGACCCGGTTGCGCTGTTCACCCCGGCGAACGTCAGCGACGGCCAGTTTGTGTTCAGCGGCACGGCGGCCTTGGCGCGCAAAACCGTGGCCTTGGTGGAATGGCAGGACCCTGATGATATGTACAACACCAAGGTGGAGTATGTGGACGACCCGGCCGCCATCGCCCGCTACGGTGTCAATGAAACCCGTTTGGTGGCCTTTGGCTGCACCCGCCGCGGGCAAGCCTATCGGTTGGGGCGGTGGGCGTTGCTGGACGGCGAGACGGTGAGTTTTGGGGTCGGCTTGGATGCCGCCCGCCTGCGGCCGGGGGATATTGTCCAGTGCATGATCCCGCTGCGTTCCGGTGGCCAGCGTTTGGGCGGGCGCATCCTGGCGGTGGACGGCGTGGCGGTGACGTTGGACGCGCCGGTCAGCCTGCTGGCCGGGCACAGCTACCAGCTGTCCGCTGTGCTGGCGGACGGGACGGTCGGGACGCAGGACGTGGTGGCCGGGGCGGGCGCGCCCACTTCGGTTTTGACGCTGGCGGCGGCGTTCGCCACAGCGCCGCTGGCCGGGGCGCTGTGGGTGCTGGTGGACCTGGACGGCATCCGGCCGACGCTGTGGCGCGTGGTCGGCATCACACCCGGCGAGGGCTTGACCGCAACCGTCACTGCCCTAAGCCACGACCCGGACAAATACGCCGGGCTGGACAGCATTGCCTCAAGCACCGGCGGAACGCTGCCCTTGATCCAAACCTTGTCCGTGCCGGCCCCGGCCACTGTGGTGATCGAGAATTTGGCGTACAAGGACAATAACGGCACCCAGCAAAATAAACTGCATGTGCATTGGCACGCGGCTGGCGGTGCGGTGCGCCATCAGATCGCTTGGCGGGTTGATAACGGCGATTGGCGTTGGCCGTCAGGGTTGGACGGCACGTTATGGGAATTGCCCATAGACACCGGCGGCGTGTATGACGTGGAAGTGCGCGCGGTGGACTTCCGGGGGCAGCACTCCGCCCCGGCCTTGGCCAGCGCCGTCATCAGCGTTTTGGGGGATAGGATCACCTACCCGGTCAACCACAAAGTCACCGGCACCGTGCCGCACTTGATCACCGTGCTGCCTTTGGTGGCGGGCTACTACCCACCGCCGGAAGCGGTGTTCGGCTGCCCGGATGGGGCCCGTACCGCCACTGTGGAGTTCCGCGTTTCAGATGGCACGGTGCTGGCCAGCGTGTCCGGCGCCGGCGGCATAAAAAAACGCACCGCCGCCGCTGGTTTTACGTTGGACACCGCGACCGAGGTCAGCCTGGTGGCGTACACCGACACCGCCGGAATACCGGCCATCATCAAAAGCTATTCTTTATAAGGGGCTGTCATGGCGACTACTTACACGCTGCGCGGCTGGGACTTGGGGGCCGCCCGTCACGTTTACTGGCAGTCCGAAAACGCGCCGGATTTAACCCCGGCCACGACCAGCCCGCCGCTGGTGGGGAGCCTGGTTGCCGTCGTGATTATCGACGATAAGGAGCATTTTGAAGTTGAGGCGGCGCCGGGGCCGGGCGCAGTAGTGCCTATGGTCTTTGACGGCTTTAACGAAAACATTGTCTATTGGGACGCAAACGGGGCGAAAGTGCCGAATTTTGTGACACTGGACGACGGCAATTTTATGACAGTGAGGGTAACTAATGAGTAATTCGCACAAAGATGCGCCGCTAGGGCAACGGCATCCTATCCATGACATCGAGAAGGTTAATCAAGCCGACCGAACTTCGGCAGTTTACCAGGCGCGTGATGTAGACCGGGTGGTAAAGCAGTTGGATGATGGGTCGTACTGGGTTATTTCTGCGGTTGATGGCAGTGGGGCTGCTACGTTTAATGGGTTTGGCAATGGAGCTGTTCTTTGGGGAGATATTGCTGATATACCAACAACTTTAGCGGGGTATGGTATTAGCGAGGCAACTGTAGCAGCTATATCAGCTACAGTTTTTCCTACCAATCTCATATCAAGGCAAACAATCATCCCGCCGGATACCAGTCATGTAGTTGTGGACTATTTGAGAAACACGGCGGTTTTAATCAACAACGGGATCATAAGAGTTTTGTAA